TACCAATCCCTGCGCTACTCGCTGCGCTGAACTGAGCCGCAGAGGTTCCATCTGGTGAACCGATGAACGAAACAGTCCCCGAGGTTATATTGGACTGTATAAGGTATGAGCGTTGCGTACCTGTGTCCAGCTTCCCAATAAGGCTTTGAGTGGTGGCCGTGAGGCTGTCTGGAGCAGCGTCGTAAATCATTTCTATGTCACCTGTTATGTCAAGAGCGGACTTGTCATCAGTCATAACATAGTTGCCGTTGACACCAGGCAAATCCACATAGGTGTCCTGTTGTACAAGGGCATTACCCTTATTAACCCAGACATTGCCGTAAGCGTCCGTCCAATATGTTGCCAGTCCTGCCTTAGTTCCAGCGGTTGAGGATACGACAGATAATAGTGCTCCTGAGCGTCCAGACAACAGCAGTCCATCTTTACCCACCGCCGTTGAACCTATACCAGAGGGTAGTGTTAGTGTTCTGGCTACGGTGGTATCAACCTCTAAGCCTGAAAACGTGTTTGAGCCTGTAATGGTCAGACCACCGGCAGAGGCGGCTACGTTATATCTCAGTATTCCGTAAGTTTTGCCACCACCAGCGAATGTTCGTGTATTCGCACTCGCATTGCTCAGCACGAATGTCGCTTCGTCAGCATCGACGGTAGCAGTCGATGTGAGACTCACGAAGGTCTGCGTCGCCGTCGTCGTGAACGTGGACACGCTGGTGCCGAACAAGAATGTCGTTCCGGCGCCTCCGACGAGCTGACCTCCAAACGTCAGCGAGCTTGAGCCGAAGTTAACAGTTGCTCCGCTTGATACCGTAACCGTAGCCGCCCAGGAAGCCGTGTAATTTGCGGTGTTAAATGTACCAGATGCAACCAAAAAGGTATTGGTTGTACTAGTAAAGTCGCTACCAAGCGAGTATGACCCTGTAGTTGAGTTAATCTGCATTGCTACGCCGATGGCTACACCATTAGTCGTAATCGTGTGCGACCCTCGACCAATAAATACCCACAAACTACCGGAAGCGACGGTTACACCCATTCCCGAGGCAAGCGTTAAGCTACCTGTCATATTTGATGTTGTGTTCACGGCGCTCGCCATACGTAAGGTCGTGCCCGTAGCTCCAGTCCAGTCGATATTTCTACCTAGACGCGGCATGTCTGTCGTAACAGTTTGTGTTGCGCTAAAGGCAGAAGCGATAACTACGTCATCCTGACTGAGGGGCACTCGGCTTGTCCACTTCGTCACATCAGACCAGTTACCACCACTCGTACCTTGCCATGTTTGTGTTGTGCTAGGCGTGAAGGTAATCCCAGAGTTCCCCGTGTTATCTCCCGAATTGCCCGTAATCGCAGATAAATTCCAGCTTGCCGCCCCCGCTCCTGTGATGTCTCGCCAGTCCGAATTTGACGTGGACACTGCCGCTGCGGTGATTGTTCGACTTGTCCCAACTGTAAATGAGGCTACTAATAATCGGTTATTCGTACTATTTCCATTAGCTGTGAATGTACCCGTAACCGTTACGTCTCCACCTAGTGTTAGGCTGTCTGTCTTAACGGCTGTTCCGGTGCGGGACAGGTTCGTCACAGTTGTGGGCGCTGCGATTGTGATGAGGGAACCACCGGCTCCCGTAATGTTTAGCGTCCCGTAGACGACACCTGAACCCGCCGCCGAACTGCCGTGATTAAATATGGCGCTCGAGCCAGTCAGATTGATTGTGCTCGATGCGCCAGACATGGTGAATCCCGTAGCGGTTTGCACCGTCCAGGCCGTGTTGGCACTAGTCATCGTCAGAGACGACGTTCCAAGGGTCAATGAACGTGTGGTGCTGTTTGACGACGAAAACAGCCCAGAAGTTACAGTCTTACTGTTCGTATCAAAATGTCCTGCGGCAAGAGTAATCGTTGCTGAACCTCCGGTAGCCGTAAGGTTGTCTTGCAGTGTCCACTTACCGCCTGCGGTAAAGAAGGTTAGGCCGCCCATAGTCTTGCCAGCCGTAGTAATTGGCCAGCCAGCTCCACCGTTGTCCGTAGTAGCATTGAAGCGAATAGCACTTAATGAGCCAGCATTGTTATAGGTCATCCCAGAGGACAGGGTAAGCGCTCCGCCTGAAGCGTCTCCTATCGCCAGTCCTGGGGAAGCGTTACTATTGGTAAAAGTGCCCGTAAAACCTGTGAAGTTCAAGGAACGGCAGACCGCTTGTAGGGCGGTGGCGCTGGTCGTGATGGTTCCGGTGCCACTGTTAGCGTCAAAGAATACGTCGTCGGCAGCAGTAGGAACTGAAGAACCGCCAGCACCTCCAGAAGTAGCAGCCCACTTAGTTCCGGCAGTAGTGTCCCATGTGGCTGTGCCGCCAACCCAGAATCTATTCGCCATCTGTTACCTACTTGTATGCTAAGTTTACTGTGATTTCGTTGGCGGCCACTGCTCCTGTATCGGAGTCGGCTACGCCAGTCGTTAGCGCCAAAGCTATGCCTATTGTAAATTCTATGCCTGGAAGCCCTATTGGAATGTTCGTACCTGCACCGGCCGCATTACCGGGAATGAGAAAAGTGTGAACTGGAACATCTGTACCCACTACAGGGCTAGACGCCTTATTGTAGATTTTCAAATAACGAGCCGAAGCGTTGATATTACCTGCAGATATGTTATATAGCGTACCTGCTGAAGCCTTGACGCTGGTTGCATTAGTCGTAGCGGCTGAGACTAACTTAAAGGGGGTAGCACCACCGGTTGCCATTGCTGAGATAGTGCCTACATTCGTACCGTCAGGATTGGTTACCCTTAGCGTGTTCGGGAACTGGGGCTTCATGCGAGTAGCAGTCTCGATTGACTCTAGTTGCTCGGAGATTCGTTTCCACGCATCTAATAATTCGGAGTTGTCGGTCTCAGGTATCTCAACTTTGGGGATTTTCTTAATCGCTGAGTTAAAGGCGTCGGGAATATCTTTCTTTAGGATGCGCTCGATACCTCTCAGGTCAACGTCAGGGGGACTCACGTTGACCTGGGGAGCATCCACGTTCACTACTGGTTTTACGTCCTTGGCCTTCGCAGCAGCCCCTACAGCCTTCTGCAGCTTCTCAACCGCCTCAACTACAGGTGTGGCGTAATCAGGCATTTCAGGGGCTTTCTGTTGCCTAAACTCTAAGATAGCCTCCTGCATATTCTTTAGAATCTTAACGAAGTCATCACCCGTAACATGGTCAATAATAAGGGTTTTGCGGCCAGGGTCCTTGTTCTGGTCGTCCATGATACCCAGCATCTCCTGGGCCATAGCTGCAATGTCTTCTAAGGTTTGGAGTTGCTTAACGTCCTGCTGCCACTTCTCCAGTTTTTCACGTTGTTCCTCTGTCAGTTTGCTTTCGTCAAGTCTTGGTTTTTTGTCCATTATCTTACCCAACGGAGGTAGCGCCGGAACTCTTCAGCCCGTAGCATCACCTCTCTATCTCCTACTTTAAGTATAAATATACCGTCTTTTTCGGCAGCTTCGTTCATGTTCCAAATCATTTCCACCTTGTCTCCGGTACTGTAATTCAGCAGTCTAGCCCGGTTAGAATCACGTTCAACGATGACGTCATAAGTGGACTTATTGTTCGGACGCAACTTTTGTTTCGTCTGTATCTTTTCCATTGTAGAACCTGATTTTAGTTTAGCACAAAAGGAAAGCGCCAGCATAAGCTGACGCAATCCCAAGCGGAAATATCCTGTTTAGGTTATTTCTTAGAACTCTTACGAGAGCGAGAAGTGTCGCTGTGCTCTTCGGCCTGAACCTCGTTTGCTGGTTCAGCGTCCTGCTTAGCTGCTGCAACTTCTTTGTCAGTAGCGAAACGAGGGTCTTGGTCCTGGTTTCCGCCTTCTGGCACACTCTTGTAAGCTGGTTCGTCAAGTCCTGTTGGGCGAACTTCTGGGTCTCCAGTCTCTTCGCCGTCAGCGTCGATAGCGTCCCAAGGGCTGTTGTGAGCGCCTTCACCATCAACAAGGACTTTGCTAACATCACCACCAACAGCTACAAGGTCGTGACCTTTTTGAACTGGGCGGTTAATGTTTGGGTAAACAGGGGCTTCTTCGCCGCCTGCAACCTTCACTGCTTCTTTCAAGTCTTCCTCAGTGTCGGCGAAAATTGTCTTGCGACCGCCGTTCTTGAGGTCAACTGTTTCAGAAAAACTCATGTGTTACTCCTTATTTTCTATTACTTCTAGCTTACCGTGCAGGGGAGTACTTAAGAGAGTGTTCAGCGCTTCGCCTTTTTTATGGGCTTCCAGCACTGTTCCCTTAAGTACCCTCGGGTCATTGGGGTCCCTGGCTAAGTGGAGCGTAACCTTGGGCTTGTCGCCAAGTTCCTCAGTTTGTGGGTCCACATCAGCCTGACGCATTAAATGTTCTTCCCGCCTGCTACTTGTGCTACAGACCTAGCGGCCGGTAACAAAGTGGTTGCTGTTCCTGCCTGAGCAGTCATGTTCTTTAGCGTGTAAAGAAGTTTCTCCTCAAGCTTACTGTCGTTGTGATAGGCAGTAGCGTCAACATTGACTGCTGCTGCTATCAGTTCCATTTCTGCTCTACTCCACGACATTATATTCTCCTTTCAAAGATTAAGGAGCGGTTGTGCGGGTTAACTCGATGACAGCAGAAGCACGTTCTACACCGACACCGTAGATGGTGTGCAGGGCGGTCTTCCAGCCCAAGGCGTCAACTGAGTATTCAGCTTCAAACCGAGGAGCTTGCTGCTTAGCGATGCTAATAGCGTCACGATGGAAGAACAGATTACGTCCAGTTGTGCTGGTTGGCACGTTCTGGGAGTGGTAAAGTTCCATTCCATATACGTTAGCTACTAGACCAGTACCGCCGTTAACAGCCAGTCCGGTCTTACCAGTCTGGTCGTAGGCGGTGTATTTGTTAACGCTTAACAGGTCAGCCTTAGTGTTGTTACCGATGATACCTCGGCGGCCTTCCTGCGGTACGTTAGCAGCGTCAAAAGCTGTAACAACGGCGATAATATCAGCGTCGTCAACAGCAGCGCCACCAGCGACAGTTGTACCGGCTGAAGCGTAAAGTGCTAACAGGTCGGTGTCAATCTGACGAGCGAGGGCTTCTGCCATTCGCTCCTGGAAAGCTTGCTTAAGGTCAAAGGTAGCCTGTACTCGGGCGATGTCTTCAATAAGGACACCGACGTAGTAGTGCTTGTCAACTGTCAGCGTTACTGGCGCACCTTCAGGTGAGTCATAAGTAATGTTGGTGCTGGCAGCTTTGGCACGGGCGTTAACTGCTGCTGTGAATGGGATGTTGAGGACGTCACCGCCACCCTTCATCAATCCACTGCGGTCCTTTACGAGCTTAGCGGCTTGTAGCGCTCTGTCGAAAGGTTGTGCAATTTCCCGTGTCCATATCTCAGGGATGTACTGAGATGTTTGAGCAATAGCTCGAGTTACATTCGAGCCAGTGGTTGGATTAGCCACGTTAAATCTCTCTTTCTAATTTTAAATTATTGTTTTGGAGGTTTCATGCCGATGGCTGCGTACAGCTCCTCGGTGGTCATCTCCTCTGGTGGTTTGGTTAAGTCTAGTCTTTTAGCGGAGCTACCATCTGGTCTAAGACCTGTGGAGGCGGCTTGCTTAGCTACGTTCTTAACCGTTTGGGCGTTTTTCTGCCCGGCAATCTCTTCTACTAACTCCATGTTAGCTTCAACGAAATCCGCATAGCTCATATCTGCGCTTCTCACTGTCTGGGTGTCGGGGTCGAAACCTGACATTTTTAAGTACCAGGTGTTCATGGCGTCAGCTACGGCTGGATGAAACTCTTCCGAATTCGGGTCTAATATCGGGTACTTCTTCTCGACTACAGGGGCGTCTATTTTCAGTGACGTCTTCCAGTCGATGAATTCTGCCCGTTTAAGTCCTTCGTTGTATTGGCTCTCACCATAAGTTCGACGGTCGTTCTCTAAGGTATTTACCACTTCGTCGTCGGCGTCGAGTGTCTGGCGGTAGTCCAATGCTTCAGGTTGTTTGGGAGGTTGCTGCTGCTTTTGACGGGGGTCTCCGTACTTGGCAAGCAATTGTTGAATCCGCAGTTGTTCTCTTCTGCTAGGTGGCGCAGGTTCTTCGGTCGTGCCTTCTTCCTGTGGCTCTTCTGCAGGAGCTTCTGCTTCTTCGGTATCTGGTTCAGCCTGTTCCGTCGGCTGCTCTTCAGCTTCGGGTTCAGGGGCTTGAGGTTCAGTTGGCTGTTCAACGACCTCCTCATCCTCTGTTACTGGATTTTGTGGTTCGTCTGCCATACTTCCTCTTTTCTGACCTCGTTTACATCCGGTCGGCGATGTTTATTTCATGCCACGTATAACGGCGGCAGGCCCGTTATGCTTATAATACCACTTTGCGAAAGACAGGCAATCCCTCGTCGTCCGTTCCCTCTAATATATAGTCGGTTGGAATCGTCTGTACTAGGCGGCCCATATCCGTCATTCCCTCTAGTTGGTTGCCTTTAAGGGTCCAGGAGTTGGGTTTGAGCTGTTTCATATTTTGTGCCAGCTCGTCTTCGGTAATGTGGGCAACAGCGTCAGGAGGGGTAAGGTTTAGTACCTTCCTATAGAAGTCTGTATCGGGGTGAAAATATCTACCCACACTAGCGACCCTTGGTGTATAGAGGCAAAGGACTCATATACTTAGGTTTGGCCGACTCATCGTATGGAATGGCCGCATAACGGATTGGAAACCGACCTCCGGTCTCCCATCCTACATTTCTTACGCCCTGCCCCGTTGGGTCATATAGAGGTGGTCCACCTACGAATCGCAGAACAGAAGAGCCTGCTGGTTGATTCATTATCCGACCACCCCTACCTATCGTAGGTAAATTACGTGTTGTTAGTGTGGATGGTAGTGTCGGAAACTCATTTATTGGCCATGGTTTTTGTGGAGGTAGAGGTCTCATCACAGTCTGATATGTTCGTCCCTTATCAAAGGGGCTGACTTGAGCCGATAGTGCTTCTATTTGTTTTAGTATGCCTCGCATAATTATTTACCTGACTTTTGTTTAGCATCCTCTTCGACGGCTTCGTTTGCTATCTGGTAACTGTTTAACAGAGCGTTGAATTCGGCGATTACGGCGTTGGCTACTACCCAGTCTTGGGGTGTGGGCAGGACGCCTTCTCTGACGTCTCTTCCGTCCGGCAGGTGGGATTGGTAGAACTTAATCCGGTCTTCGCAGTGTTGCTTGATTCTGGCGAACTCTGAACTACGGCTATACTTAGCCATCTTCTTTTCTTCTAATAGAGAGGTTTCGTCTACTTGCATTTGCGGCAGTTCTACCCCTGTGTCATCACCTGTGATTATGTTTTGTGGTCCTGGCACTACATCCCCGCAATCTGGTCTGCTACCTGAGCTATATCAGGGTCATGGAACAGACCTGCTTTATTTGCTATTCCTGTAGGTTGTGAGGCTTCTGCTTTCTGGATTTGCTCCAGCTTGGAGTCTAACTCCCTCTGTTGCATCTGTTGTTGCACTTCCTGAAGTTGCTGAGAGAGTTGCTCTACTTGCTGCATGAGCTGTTGTTCTTGTGGACTTGGACCATCTTTGGCGGTGATGAACTCGTCGGCATGTTTAATATCGCTAAGCGTACCAAAGGCGGCAGCAATCTTATCTGGGTGGAACTCAAATCGTTGGTCGTCCTTAAAGATGTTCTGGAATCCACTTAAGTCGTTTATGAACTGACGAAGGTTCTGAAGCTGCTTCTCCTTGTTGATTTTCATCGTAGAGTTAGGCGTGATACTGAAGCGGTACTCTACGCCCTTAAGTGAACCGGGCTTGATTGTGAGGTCTCCGACTGTGCCGGTCTCGTCCACTTTAAAGTTCTTAAACAGTTTGGTGATGTCTGCGTAACCAGACTTGATGATGGCTTGAATGTCTTCTGCGAACAGGCTGACAGGCACGTCTTCGGTTCCGATGTTCGCAACAAGACTAAAGAATCCATCTGTTAACTGCTCGATGGCAGTCTCAAGGTGTCGGCGTTCTGCTCCGTCTCTCGTAGCTTCAACGGCGTTATACATCTCAATCGCCGCCGGAGTTTTACCTTGACTTGGATTGAGGGCTTCGGCTCCAGGTATTGAGGCGTTTTGGGTTCCATATAAGGATAGAAGACTTCCAGTAAGATTCGATTGAGCGGCTTGGTAAGTAGAAAGTCCAGCGGTGTTGGTAGGCATTGGACGGATAGAATTCGGAATAGTCTCCATCAGAACCGGGTTAGGCTTCGTTACGTCTAGTGTATGTTTCACGACACCGTTAGCGTTGACGATAATTCCAGGCGCAAGGTTTCGTTTCAGGTTAGCGAAGTAGAAATTGGTCAAACCGTCTCTACCGAACTGCAGAGGCTTGGCCCGCTGGAAGTCACCTAATCCGTAGAAGGAGTCGAATAGCGGTTGAGAGTACTTTATAACAAAGGGTATGCGTCCGTTTTTGTGTGGGTTCTTGAGGCGGCGAATCTCCCTGAATCCGTGGTCAGGAGTAAACGTACACCACTCTCCCTTAGGTCCAGCTTCGTATCGTGTAGCCAGACATATACCTCTCTTCGTTCCCCCAGGCGCACGGTCTCTCTCTATAAGTGTGTCCTGCTCGTTGTCGTTGCCTGAGCTTTTGTCTGAAGTGTAGTCTAGAAGTTCCCGGATGGCTTTACGATTCCAGCCGTCACCTTCTTCTTCGTTGTCATATATATCTTCTAATCTTTTGCGGCTGACCCAAGTAAGGGCGGTGACGTAATCCATGTCTTCGATGGAAACTTTACCCTGTTGGGGAATGAGATTTCGAGGACTCCACAGCCAGCAGTCAGGACCGACATACCCGGTGTGAGAAGTGGTCCAGTCATAGAACATCGGCATATAACCGTAAACTGAGGAATAAAGCTGCCACAAATTGAGCTTCTCTAGAAAGGGACGCTGAGAGTTAGCATTAGGATAAATCCACTTCTGCCTAAGAATGTCCATGAATATCGCTTTACCGATGTCAGCCCGTCCTGCGGATTCGGTTTCACCCTCTGGCATTTTGGCGATAACACGGTCAGCCCGCTCTTTAGCTAGGGTCATTGCGTAGGAATCAGTAATTTTGCTGGAATCTACGGAATGGGAGACGGAATCGTACACCATCCCGACCAGCATGGCCTCATAACTATCGAAAGAGGAAATATACTGTCGGTGAACGTCCCAATCCGATTCGTAATCTTTCCTAAAATTTACTTCATATCGTGATTTTTCGTCACTTTTGTCGTTTTTTGTGTCAGTTTCGGGGTATTTTGCCATGTTTTTTCCTTTAAAAGGCTATGTTTTTAGTCTAGCACATCCCATACATGAATTATGCAACGACATAAGTCTGAGGAAAGATAGGGCTTTTCATAACCAGGATACTTTTCCATAACACCGTTTAGCCATTGTTCCATCTCTTCGATAGTCTCGGTGCGCTTAGAAATGTATTTACCCTGTTCTGCTTTTAGTGCCATTACTGCTCCTTATAATAATCCATATTGGTTAGTACTTTTTTCCAGTTCAAACGTGAGCGGCTTGTCATCCTTCACTAGTCCGTACTTCATGTGCAGGAAGAAATATCTGAGTGCGTCCGGTCCGTGGTCATTCTCTTTAACAGGTATATCAGATGGGTTGCGTTCCTTCTTCTCCTCTGGGAAGCGGTAGGACTCTAGTTCAAAAATAAAGTGTTTACAGTTTGAGCCTACAAATAAGCTAGGTTTGGGCAGACCAACTAGTTGTTGCCGAGCCTTCAATTTCTCCGTAACCAAAGCTATTCCGGTCGCATAGCCTTTTGAGTCACTAGTTTTGTTCACTCCCACTATTGGGAAGTGTCTCTGCATGACTTCAATCGCATCCCGGTTGGCGGAATCTGCGACCATCAGGACGATTCGCTTGTCTCCGATGACGTTCTTAATTCTAGGAACCAGATTATCCAGAGTTTCCTCTTTTCCGTAAACTTCGTCCACTACATACCAGGTTTGGTCTTTGTCTACCCCTAATAATAGAAATGCTGTGGTGTGCCAGCCGAAGTCAATCGCCCCATAATAAGTCAAATCTTGGGGAATATCTGCTGGCTTGACTAGATGCCCGCCCTCTTCTTTTAATTTCCGGTTAAACAATGGGTAAACAGCTCCTTGTACGCTTCTAAATTCTAGTTCTACTTCCTGCAAAAAGCTAGACAACGTACCTTTACGCTCAGCTTCAGCTCGTTCTTGCTCAATAAACTCCTTCTTGACAAAGGGTGAATCTCGCCAAGTTGCCTCTTGATAGAACCATCTTGGGTTTTCCTTTGCATCTAATACGAGGTCATAGAAGTGGTTATAACCTCTCGGCGTACCCATGAATATCGCCCATCCATCGGTGGTGGTGAAGAAATGCTTATAAACCATGTCCCAGTTTTCTGGATTTTGGTCGGCATACTCATCAAAAATTATTCCGTGTCCCTTAAATCCACGATGGGAATCGGCTTGGTCTGAGCCCAAAAACTGAATCGTACTCCTGGGCAGTGTCTTATCGTGATTAACAATAACTGTTTCGCCGGACGGAAGTTTAACTGGAGAATTTTCGATGTATTCTAGTGTGATTAAGAGGTCAAGTTGGTTAGGGTCACCGTAAATTATCTGTTTAGGAATCGTCGGTACATACTGACGCCATACAACCTCTTTAGCCTGCTTATAGGTTTTAAACACCACAAAATAGCGTCCTTGGTTTAAAACAGCTGAAATCCAAGCGTGTTGGGTCGAGAAGTAGGTTTTACCCGACTGACGACCCCACATCAACACGCCACGTTTGTAGCCGTCCTGCATGAAAGCTTTATGAGCAAGCGCCTGCTTTTTGTGGGCGACGTAGCCCACTACTTTACTCCGAGAGTCTTTTTGATGTCCCTAACCAAATCTTGCATCTGGTAGGTGCCATAGTTCTTTTGGTTATGGTTTATCATGTGCCACCGTCTGATTAGTTGCGGTATGGTGCTCATCTTACGCCCTAAATTTAGTGGTCATCTTGTCAAACGGAATTGAGCCTGATTCCTCAGAATTCCGAGTGAAAACCTGCACGACTTGGCCGCCAATCACTTCGTCCTGGATTTTGGCTTCATCCTGAGTAGGTCGTGGCCAAAAGATGTCAAACAACCAATCTCGAACTCTCATGTAACGCATTTCATTTAAGAACAATCGCTCGTCCTGCTCGCCAACTTCGATTCCGTTTTCCCTGGCGATAGCCATCGCAGCCTGCGGGTCTTCGTGGAACACAAGCTTTCTAACGATGTAGAACTTGTCCATTTCTTTTCCGGTCTTGGGGTCGGTCACTTTAACCCGGTTTCCCTGGTCGTCTAAGACCAACCGGAGGAGTGTGACGTTGAACTTCGGTTCACGGATATTCTGACCGGTTTTAGTCTCGTAACTGGAAATTCCCACCTCGTAGGTGATTTCGTAGTTATGTTTGAAAGCTAGCGGCTGGAGCCGAGGCTCATCTGAAAGCCGGGGGGTAGGGTCAGGATAAGCTGACGGGTCTACCGTGTATTTGGTGAATTCCCCTAAGAGTCTTCCTTCCCGGTTTAACTGGGGGTCGTTGGGATTTTGCTGGGCTTTGTTCTGATTGACCATCGCTTGGCGCATCAGGTCCATCATTTCCTTCATTTCCAAGACTTGGCGTTTTAAGTCATTTACGTCTTGGTCTGGAGCTATTTCCGGTTCCTCTTTTGGTTCCGGTCTAGGTGTTAAAGGCGTCTCCGCTTTCTTTTCTCTGGCGGCACGCATCTTCTCACCCCAAGCTTTACGCTCTTCGGGTGTCATTTCTTTCCTTGGCATATTACCCTCACAAATTAATTATTTTGTTTTAAGGGTGTTGTATTTTCTTTATTTAAGCATAAACTCGAACTAAGATGCAATACATGGTTCGGTTACCTGAGAAGCTGAAAATCTACTACAACGACCGGGTGTACTCCCCTGAGTACTCCTCACTAGAACCTATTTGGTTGGCGGACAAGCTGATTAACGACGGTGGGCGGGAAGATTTGTCCGTGCTGGATGTGGGCTGTGGTTCGGGAGTCTTAGGTCTGGGAATAAAAAAACTCCACCCCAAAGCCCAAGTTTTTCTATCTGACGTAGACCCAGAAGCCGTGAGGGTAGCAAAACTCAACTCCAAGCGATTAGGGCTTCCTGTAGTGGTCTACGACGCCGACATGCTACCTGACGGGAACTGGGACATCATCGTGGCTAATCTACCTACTTATTCGGAGGAAGACATGGAACAAGACCTCCACGGACCCTTTGACGCCTACTACGCCGGAGAGCCTCTAGCGTTCTACGAGGACCTGTTTTCTTCGGCTAAAGGGCGTTGTAAGGCGATTATTTGCGAGTGTCAGGAGAAGTATCAGGAACCTTTTCTCAAAATGACGGAGAGGGAGGGGTGGAACTTGGTTCTCAGGACTAAGTATGGATTTGCATTCTTCCCTCAGTCTAGTACAACTACAAGCAAAAATACGCCTACCTGAAACAAAGCTAGCCACACGAACGCCCAAAAACAATCCCTACCTGAAGTATAGGAGTTAAGCTTTTTCATCTATACCCGCCGCCTTTTTAGCGGCTTCTAGAACATGGCTTCGTTGCAAGCACCCTTCACCGTTTGGATTCCAACTCTCCATAAGGTTAGCTAGCTCCATCTCAAACCTGTCGTACCACTCTTGGCCTGTCATGATATTGCTGTCACCGTTAATGCTGTAGATTTCCGTTCCCTCGACTTCGCCTATAACGCCTCCAGTAGCTTTAGTGAAGTTACCTGCTGCGTCAGAGAACACATATCCACCCTCAAGTGGTTGGACGTAACCCGCCTCGCTAAAAGCTTGTTTGATAGCGGCTTTGGCTTTAGTGACTTCACGTTCTTGGTAGTCGGCCATCTCGTTAGGGTCATCAGAGTGCCAATCTGGTAGAGGCCAAAGCTCATCAAGTATCTCCCGCAGCTTGTCGTCAAGCATATTTACATCCTTTCATCAGACACTTACCTCTATCATCTAAAGGTGTGCCGTGGACTTTACAAACTGCGCCCTCAAATCTTTGGCGCACATCCAATTTATCCTGCAACTCTTTAAAGACGTTATTTTTAGTAGGTGCGGTTGCCTCCAGGTTGATACGCGAGGAACCTTTGGGCTTAGGAAGGGTCTCTAAAACCTTTTTAGGCATAAACCCACTTTCACTGACATGACGAAGTTTTAACTCATACACCTCGTCGAATCGCTTAATCAAAACCTCGTTTCCGGTTAATGCCTCATTAAGAGCTTTTCTGGTCTGCTGTCTAAACTCACTTAGTGTGTACATCATGTAACTACTGTACAGTATGTACTAATAGTATGTCAAGTACATTTATGGATACGCTCAGATACTATCACTTTCGTTTTTATATAGTAGAGTACCGAGGTTCCTCCCAACAACAGAGGTGTGGGGGGTAGGGTAACAGAGGTGACTATCTATCTCTTTTTTTGTGTTTTTGTGTGCTCTCTACCCCTGTTAGGGTCGTACATCATACATTGTACGACGTTACCCCCTTTTCATCAGATAAGGACTGTGTGAGGTCTATGGTAAGAACTACCCCTGTTGATTGCATGTCTATCTGTTGTTTAGCTTTGCCGTGTACTCTGTCTAAGATGTCTTTGGCGGCTGCTAGAGCTACAGAGGCATGTGCTGCTCCCTCTTTATCTGGGTTATCAGCATACTTCTCACTCTGTTTCATCAGATTAAAAACAGTTAGCTCTGCATCCTGACTATATTTAGCTAGTTCCAACTGTACATTAGGTTTTCTTAGGTTATCGTGTGCTATTTGTTGTGCTGTTCCTTCTGTTATGGGTGTGAGGCCGTTTCCATAAGTTTTAAGTGCTGCTTGTGTGGCCGATTGTTTGGGGTTCTTTATAAGTTCTTGAACAAAAGCTTTCTGTTTATTAGTGAGTGGTCTGGTTGGGCGCTTTCTATTCTTATAATGCTGCTTCTTAAACTCCTGAAGCGTTAAACCACGGTGTTTGAGTGCTTCTGCTCTGGTCATCTGCTTATTCATGTCTTTAGTATATAGGAATGGGTAGCTTGTGGAAAAGTCTTAGCACATTGTTATTGACATGGTTATAGCAGTGTGCTACAATGGAGTTACAGTCGAATGATACGCAATCAACGACTAGCACAATAACAATCTAAAGAGCGGTGACAGATAGACAAGCCTGAGTCACCAATAACGCTTACAAGGTGTAACTCCGCTCTAACGATTGCATTTAACAATTCAGTTACTAGCGTGATAGTCATTAATAAGGAGTACTATCATGACAATAGCGGTCTTTAATACAGAGGTAGAAGTGCTGGAATATCTAGCCAACTTACTCTGTCAAGAAGTAGGCCTATCTTTTAAACAGCTTGTAGAAGTACAGGCAGAACTTGACAAGGTAGGATTCTACCGCTAGCCAGGCATTTATTGCTGGCTACCACGCTAGTAAATAATTGACTGGTCTAACTGGACAATTAAGCCTGATGTAGAGATTGGCGGCCGTCTAACGGAGCTAAGGAACGCTCTACTCTTAATTGTTCAACTGGCCGTATAACTTTAACCTTGGCTGCTATCGCTGGAAACAGTAATGCAGCGGCCAAAAAGCTAACAATATATGCAGGTGTTAGCAGCTCATACGGTCAAGAGCTAGTAGGAATATGCGCTAAAGCCGACGCCATTATATCGGGTCATCACCTGCTAGCTACCAGTTATGACAATAAGTAAGCTATGCGGCGAATAGCTCTAAGTCTTGCGGCTCTCTTGTCGGGCGTTAATAGCCACTGAAAAAGTGTGGTCAGCCTAAACAGAGGTTTGATAGCTTGTTGTCATTACTGGCCAGTTAATAAATCTGTACTGCTTATGGCACTTGGCAGAAACTAGAGGTTTGAAATGAATGCAGCAATATATAAAGTTGATATGACTTTTTTAGCAGCAGAAGACGAATGGGAAAATGGCGAGACTGGCGAATATGGCGCAAGCTGGCAAGAATCTCAGGAGTTTGAAACACTAGCAGAAGTCAAGGAGTTTGTAAGAGATAGAACTTACTCAGGATACGAATATATCGAGTATGACAGCTATCTCAAGCGATACACGACTACTTATACCGCCACAGATGAAAATGACGGCGAAATGAGCGACAGTGAAAAGCAAGCATGGCAAAGGGGCGAAATTAACGGCTGGACAATCATGTGTGACTTCACCGTTAAGAAGTTTACGCCTAAGACAATCGGAAACGTAAAGTTTAACTAATCATAATCAGCCGAGTGTCGCAAGCGGTACAGATAACTGAATTAAATAAAAAATAATAAAAGGGGGAATAGCCATGAGCTATTACAAAGTCGGAACTAAAGTTAATTTTAAGAAACAGCGGTTAATAGATTCAGCATTAGAAGGGGCATTTGTGGCCTCACTGATGGTCGGATTCATTGTAGGCGTGTTAATACCGTAAAGGGGTATAAGATGGACTATTTAGAGCAGGTAAAGAAATACGAGTCAAGCGTTGGCCTAGACACCTCGGTATATCATTATGAGATTCGAGAAGGTCGAGGACGCTATAACAAAGTAGTAGCACGTGACATTCTACGATTCTCTGATGAGCCTACAAGTATAGCTAAGCATGGCCGAGCGGTGGCATTCATAGAAAAAGAGACTGGGCGTGTTTATCGTGCCGGAAGTTGGTCAGCTCCAGCTAAGGCACGAATAGCATAATAAATTAAAGAGGGTAATATAATGGCAAGTGTGGCGGAAACATACAAGGCAGTAGAAAAGTTAGACGTAGGAACTTCAGTTCCCAGGCAAGTAAAGATTAAAACACCGTCTGAAACGTACGTTAAGGTACTTAAGAGCGTGATTGTGGTCTTAGCAGTGGTTTTAGGCATCTTTATGTGGCTAGCGCTCAGAAACGCTCGTCCGTTGGTTATAGACTCAATTGGTACTGATGATGGTGGAAATACAGTTTACGAAATAAGAATGGATAAAGGGGTAAATCAGTGGTAACAATTTTAATAAGCGGTTTAATCGGAGTGACTGCGACGCAAGTTTTACAGCCAGCGCAAGGTTACAGGCTTTATCAACCGACAGTTACAAGTCAACACCAAGTATTTAATCAAAAGCATGACGGTAGCAAGCTGACAGTGTTTAATCACAAGTCATGTACCAGAGTTCCGTTTAAAGACGGATTAAGGTGTGCGGATATTAAAGAAAATAGGTCAGTCAAGTTCTGTATGCGTGATGGCAAAATAGTTCTGGGCTGCCACTTACAGTAAGGATTAAGCTGGGATAATTGAATTGAGCGGCGTTGGTCGCTCTTTTCAATTAAAAGAGAAACCCCCGTTTCCGGGGGCTGACCGTGTTCTCATTGCACTGGCGTGCTTGACTTCACATTATCATTGTGCTTAACTCATGTCAACACTTGACCGTGTTCTTTGCGGGATACCACCCATTAGGTAGAGGATAGCAAAGTAAAATAAGCCTCGGTAATGGGCTGACCGACACCATACGGATACCTCACGACGGAGTAAGTAAGGCGTAAAACCCTTACTCCAGAGAAGGAAACGGCTGGGAGAGGGAAGGTAACCAGGAGCCAAAAGGCTACTGAACAAAATACGAACAAACTACAATAAAGAAAAGAGCCTCGTAATTGAGACTCTTTTTTGAATGATACGCACTTTGCAATGACGTATCTATTCTATCACTTACTGCTGGTCTTGTCCAGCGTTGTCTCCGCCATCGTCCTGATTAGGTTGCTGATTAGGAACTGGGCGATTGCCCCCGTCTTGTCCGTCGTTAGCCATGTTATGACCTCCGTTTAATTGACTTAATCAGTCTAACAGGAGTTAATTCAAACCTCAGTGGAAAATCCCTCAAACTGTCGTCATTATAGCCCATCTAGTACCAGTTATTCCGATTGTGAAAACCAACAGCGTTAGCCCATGACCCGTAACGTGACATGACATAAGAGTTCATCCATTTAACCTGACAAGCTCCATCACCTAGCGCACAGCCTGACTTGCCACATGGAAGTTCTTGAGCTACGCCACAAGCCCCCGAAGATTTATTCCGGGCAAATGGATTACAGCCTGATTCTCGGCGAATTAGTTCGTTAGCGTTTGCCACGTCACCAATCCCAGCTCCACGTATCCAATCAGCGCATGAGCCACTAGGAGCCGCTGTAGGAGGCTTTGGCGCTTCAGCAGCGTAAACCTTCCTCTCGGACTCTTTAAGCAGCCTACGAGCTTCTAATTGCTTCTGAAGCTCTTGTTCCCGTTGCTTAAGTTTTTCGATTTCCTGTTGCTTCTCAGCTTCAGTCTTCGTCTTGTTTTCCTCTAATGTCCGATAGTCCTGGTCAAGCTTCTCAAGTTCGGAGTGGACGTTCCGAAGCTTGATTTCCTGAAGCTTGAGTTGGTTCTTGTCTGTGTGAACTTGATGAACTGCGTTTAAGGTGAAGCTAAAAATCAAAGTTGTTAGCAACACCATGAATATGCGTTTCATAGATTTGGCCCTCGGTCATAGGCAGAAAGAGCCGTTTGTCTCCTTTCGACCAGACCATTATACATTACTTGGAACATACGTTCCTTATTTCTTACGAACTGAAGTTGCAACGGCATGTGTACCGGCCTGTACAACCAGCACGGCAGCGATGACCTTTAAAGTCAGGCTGTCACTGGAAAACCACAGGACGTAAGCAGCCGCACCGCTAGCGCACATAAATGCTATGCGAGCTACGCCAAAGACGGCAGCCGTGAACTCAGCCAGAAAAATCTTAGCCACTGACGGCTTCGACTCTTTAGGAGTGGAGTTTTTCATTTTATTCCCCTTTATTAGTTTATTAAAAAGTGCGAGAGGGTTTCTCTCACACTCAACACAGTCTAGCACGTTGCTTATGCTTTGTCAATACTATGTGCTACTAAATTACAACAGCATTGTGCTTGACTCTAAGACTACAGTGTGCTACATTAAGAGAGTTAAAAGTAAAGGAGTGGAAATGAGCAATCTTACGAATGACAACCTAATAGAAGAAGCTATGGATTATATCAACTCAGGTGAGCTTTCGAGTACACCGCTAGAGAAGTTAATCGAGCAGGACATCAAGAACGTAGACTTAGACTCACTCTGGTATCACGTTTTAGAAGCTAGAAACATATTAAGAGATGACGGAGCAGTAGATGTTGGATAAAGAGCTTAAAGCCCTTCATCAAGCGGTAGAGGAACTGGCGCAAACCGTAGACCTATTCTTAAAAGATGAAGTCTATATCTGTAGGCACTGCAAGCGTGAGAATGAGGGCTTTGGCTGTGAATATTGCGAGGAAACAGATGGGTGATTTGTTCGACACCGGCCTCAGACCAGTAGTAGACGCTTGGTTGTTGGCTAAGAGCAAGGAAGAGCGCTCATACGGAGACTACTGGAGTGCCTCAAGTGCTGGCTACTGCATGAGAAAGGTGATGTTTGAGCGCCTGGGAGTTCCTAAGGTGGAGTCAGAAGACGACGCCCGCAAACAAAGAGTCTTTACCTCCGGCCACTTGTTCCACGAATGGATGCAAAAGATAACCAGAGAAGCCGGAATAAGCATAGCCCAGGAACTAGAGCTTCAGGACGAAGAGCTGATGATTAGAGGGCATATAGATGACTTGGTGCTTATCAGTAGGGAAGTTACTTTATCGCCTGAAGAGCTGGGTTTTAAGAAAACAAGCGTAGCTATAGAGGTAGACCATCACCTTATTCTCTATGACTACAAGACACGCAACTCAAGAAACTTCGAGTACGCCAGAGAGATGAGCTACTTCCACAAAATGCAGCTAGGAACGTATATGTATATGCTGAGGAAAGAACAAGCTAAGCGCACAGACAACGGCCTGAAACTGTGGCCGTGGAGCGAACCAGAACTAACAGAGGGGAGGATTCTGAACCTTGAGAAGGATACGCTAAGGATGATAGAGACACAGCTCCTCTGGAATCCACAGCTCGAGTCTGAAGTGTTTGACTACTGGAACACACTAAATGCCTACTGGAAGAACAAAACCTTTCCTAAGTGTACCTGTGACGCCCATGAAGGAGGTTTCATGGCTAAGGAAAAGTGGAACGGTTACTTTTACGAGGGAGAACCCTGCTCAATTAAGTGGTATGAGAAATGGAAGAAGGAAAATGATATTCAAGAACCCGCACATACTAACTAAGATTCAAGTCTGGACGCCCAGATACCACGACAAGAAGGACGGTGACGGGGAGTGGATTGTCCTCTTAGCAAAGTACAAGGTAGACAACGCCTCACCTTGGATTCTGGTAGAGTTCACTAAAGCCAAGCACTTAATGGGACAGAGGTTCTGCATTAAGCGTAGTGACGCCCAGACCTACCGGATAGAAAAGAACGGCAAGAAGGCGTCAGCCATAGACTGTTATGCTGTACCCATAAGCAAGTTAGAAAGGTGGGATACCGTAGAGGAAGTTAAACAAATTGTAGAAAGGATATTCTAATGGGAGGAACTAAGATTGGCGGACAGAGAGCGGCCGCAACCAACAAGGAAAGATACGGTGAGGATTTCTACCAGAAAATCGGAGCCAAAGGCGGTAAGATGGGCAGAACGGGCGGCTTTTTCGCTAACCGTGAGCTAGCTCGTATCGCCGGACACCGAGGAGGGATTAAGAGCACTAGGAAAGGAACCCCGAACGGGGGCAAAAAGAATGCCTAGATTTACATTTTCTAAACTAAGTAAGATGGGTGACTTCGACGAGAAGTACGGACAAGCTTACTGGGGCAGCCCGAACGAACAGTTGGTCCCAGTGAAGTTCAATTCCATGAACCCAAACATCACCCAAGAAGACGCTATCGAAGCCGAGGAAGTCCTGCTTAAGAAGTCAAGTAAGGGTACAGAGTACCACCAGTTAAAGAAAGTTAAGGTTGTAAACCGTCTACAAGAAGTAGGCCGTGTGCAGCAAGCGCCAGTTCTGGAAGCAGTAGGAGCGCCAACTGCCCCCAGACCCACATCAGACAGCGAAATCCTAGAACGCCTTAAAAGAATCGAGGAGAAGCTGGATACTTTAATCGGACCAGTAGAGGAAGAGGAACCCAAATGGTAACACCCAACAGAAACGGTACGCCTGAGGAGCGCTCAGAGTGGTTCCGTCAAATGCAGAAGAAGTCCCGCCTCAACTATAAAGGTACGGGTGGGTTCAGGGCGCTCAAAGAAAAAGACCCAGCTAGGCTCAAACAAATAACCAGCATGGGAGGGAAATCAAGGTGGGCAAAACACCCAAAAAACCAGGAGTAGCAATACTTAAGAGAAAAGCAGACGCCCTCTGGTCCCAGTACATCAGGCTCAGAGACGCAGATAAGGACGGAATGGTGAAGTGTATCAGTTGCGACAAAGTAGGTTACTGGAAAACGATGCAGAACGGACACTTTGTTTCTAGAAGCTCATCAAGTCTTAGGTTCGACGAGGAGAACTGCAACGCCCAGTGTGTCGGCTGCAATATGTTTAAACAGGGCAACCAGTACGCCTACGCCATAGCCTTAGACCTGAAGTACGGGGATGGCACGGCCAAGAAACTACACGACAAGAGGTTCGAGACCCACAAATGGACTGTTCCGGAACTGGAAGAAATAATTCACGACGCTAAGGAAGCAATCAAGTTTTATGAGACGCATAATCAAGATAATCAGGGTTAGAGATATGGGCAAGTACAAGCTTACAGACGCCCTGATGGACGACGGAACCGAAGCCAGCGCCTATACCCCATTAGATGAGAAGTTCGAGGCAGGAGATAAGGTCGAGGTCTTTTTCCACGAACAATGGAATACCGTTAAATTTAGGAGGAAGCCAAATGTCTAAGGTGAGGGAGATACTGAAAGAGTTCTCCGACATTGACGGCAATGAATTAGGCGAGGACAAGTTCGTGGGACACCACGACGTGGATAAAGCCGAGCAAGCAATCCTCGCCTGGGTCAGTGAAGTGATAGGCGAGGACGAAGAGCAAAACGTACTGTCACGGGTAGTGAATGACGTCGGCGTGTATGAAGTCGGTATCGCCGAAGAAGCTCGAAACGAACTCCGAGCCGAGCAGCGAAAGCGAGCGGGACTGGAGTAGAATATGAAGTATGAGTCCCAGACAAAAATTAAGAAACTTGGTAGATACGCCGTTCTCAAAAGACAGGCTGATTATCTGGACTTTAGGTGTTTCGGTTGTCTCGTCACTGGCCTTCATCTTCACTCTCGCTTATCAAGGAAAAGAAATCCCGCCCTCGCTGACTATGGCCGCTGGCTACGTAATCAGCGCCTTCACGCAGAAGTTGAAAACCGATGACTCTTGACGCACTCATAACCCATTACAAGAAAGTCCTAAAGAAAGAAGACCCGGACAGCCTCACATACATAGTAATAAGTGGAATGCTAGAGCTTGCTTTAGCTGTAAAGGAGGAGATAAGAAATGATTACTTTTAACGGAAAAACCTACAAGTTTGACCAGACTATAACCTTTGCTGATGACTTTACAGCTTGGTATGACTCAGATACCGATGAAATGGTTATTGAATCGAACGGAAAAGTTTACAGAGCAAAGCCAACCAAGAAGAACTAAGGAATTAATATGAGAACTTGTACAGCTTGCAAATTAGAGAAAGAGGAATCTGACTTCTACTTTTCTAAAACCCACAATAGACTGGACTATTACTGTAAAGCATGTCATAGAAATATTGTCAGAGAGTACGCTAAAACAGATAAAGGAAGAACGGCAACTAAGAGAAGAAGCGCTAAGATGCTTTCGCTTTATAGGAATAAAGATAAAGCAAGACGAAAGTTGCGTTACGAGGTCAGAATGGGTCGGATAGTAAAGCCATCAGCCTGTGATAGTTGTAACAACGAACTGAAGGTAGAAGCTCATCACGAGGATTATGATAAGCCCCTTGATGTGAATTGGTATTGCAACCCCTGCCATAAAAGCAAGCATGGGAAACTGACAGATTTTAGTTTAATCGGTAAATCGGAGGAGGGGTAAGGAATGAGTAAGATTAGAACAGCGATTGTTTATCGCACAGAAGCGCAAAACGTAGTAGATGAGTCTGAAAAGATTAATTACCTAGACTCTGACCAAGTGCAATTCGAGTTATGTGTTTTCAGCGATGGTCGAGTAGCACAACGCTGGTTAGTTGGTAAAGGTTCTTGTGTTTGGTGGGATGACTTAGAAGACCTTTACCGAGTCCATATTTACGCTCACCCCGATTACGGTACTAGAGTTGAATGGTCAGACGGAAAGGTAGAACAACTATGAACTACCTTACCTACAGAAAACGCTGCATAGAAAAGGGTCTGCACCCTATGTCTTTTAGTGAGTGGCAAAGTAAGGAGCTAAAGAAAGGAAAGAGAAATGAACCAAGCAGTAAGAAAACCCGATATTGAGTTTAGGCGTCAGATTAGCCCAGGAAATTATCGTGATTACGGGCATATCTACTGGAGACCATTTATAGTTCACCTACTCGGTAGAACTATTATTGGTAAAAAACATTTGAGGAAGCCATGACCAAAGACGATTTATCTGAAATTGAAAACATGATAGGAAAATCATTAGGATGGGTTAAATACGACTCAGCCAACGATTACGAGATGTCGCCATTCGGAGGTATGTGGGTTGAGCCTGATGGTAAACTAGGCCACGATATAATTAAACTAGCACAGAAGATTCACGCTCTCCTCTCCCGTACTAAAGCTACTGCATATAATGAGGGGGTTAGGTTTGGGCGGATAGATGAGTTAAAAAACTTAAAAGTCATTCGCAAGAAACGGGGTTACTACGCAAAGAACTTATATAAAGCCTTTGATTACGTTGATAAGCGCCTAGCTGAACTAGGAGGAAGTGATGGATAAAGAAGAACGATTTAAATCTTACTTTGGTGAGGTAGCATTTATCGCTTTAGAGCAAGTTCCTAGCAATAGGCGAGTGATAAGTGTGCTACAAGATACAAATGCCTTTGGACAAGATTATGTTGAGGTTGTGACAGAGTTAGTAGAATCTGATGACGCACAAGGGCGCACATTAAAGGATAAATAGAAATGAGGCTAATCTGACAACAACTCAACCTCCATATTTGATAGCTGGTGCTTACCAATCGTTCTAGCAGGTAGGCTAAGTATCGCAGAACGGGAGGACGGAAGACTTAAAACCTCTCTGCTCCCCGATTGCATCAGCCAGCAAGCCGACAGGTAAACTTGTCGAGTGTGGCTTGAAATAATAGTACGACTACGGCGCTAGGCAAGTCTGTCGGTTATTTATGCAGCGTCGTCAGGTGGACCAAACCACTCAGTAAACAGAGGGGTACATACTACCGAGCCTATGTCTCCGGGTCTTAGAACCTTCTCGTCTTCTTCAATACATCTTTTAGCTGCCAAGTCAATAACATCAGCTTCTTCTATAGCCTCTTTTAGTTCGCCGTCAAACTGGTCAAAGTCAAACCGTTTGTGTGTCATTGTCCGGCCAGTCGATAACACCTTGTTCTGGGCTGGCTAGGGGGTCTCTATGATGATTGGAGTGATACGACTCAGTTCCGCTGTGAAACGGCTCAAACAGGCTGCAAATAGCTCTCCCGATGCGTCTGATTGGGTGAGGCAGCAAGTCGAACTCTGGCATTACGTTTTGGTTGATAGATTTTTCGCTCATGTTTAAATCATACTCCCGCTAAACCAAAAACAAAAGACAGGACTCGGTGGATTGAGTCCTGCCAGTAAAGGGGTGGGGACGGACGGAGGGGTCCATGGCCGCCCCGCTTATGATTATAGAGTATCGCCGGGAGTTCTGCCCGTGAAAAAGTACCACACTCCGGCCAAGAGACCGAATAAGAATGAGTACCCCTTCAGGAAACTACCTAGAGAACGAATTGTCTCTTGGTCTACTGTTGCCAGTAAAGTGCCTAGTAAGGCTAGAACGAGGGCGGTTACAACTCCGACCACTACTGATAATACGACTTTCCGTACCATGTTATTCTCCTTAGTTAATACCCTTATGTTACAGAGGTATCTGCAATACTGCTGAGAGAATTCTACCGCTCGTTTGGCGTCTGATATACACCCAGCGCTGTAGCTAGAGCGATAATCATGCTGATTAAGTCGCTGTCAGAGCCGATAAGCTGCAGGAATAAAACGCCCGCACCTATCAAGGCTACGACGAACTTCCGATACTTAGCCCAGTTTTCCATCACTTTCCTTTCTTCTTTGGGAGCTTGCGTCCCTTAGATTCTTTATCCCAATGGTCAACGTCCACGCCTTGCTTTTCTAACTTGGCCTTGTTGGCATGAAAGTACTTGCGTTGTGCATCTGATTTATACGGACTCACTTAGTCCTCCTCTTATTAGGTTGGCCTGACTTGTTAATCTTAAAGCCGCCGTAACGCTTGTTTAGCTGACGTCCTGCCCAAGCAAACAAACCTGTAAGAAATAGTTTTTTGACCTTACCCATCTATCCTCCCTTCTTAATTGTTCGCACTACTGGTACACAAGCTTCGCCTTGCTCGTGTAACAGCCGGTCCATATCCTCGAAACTAATGAAGCACTCACCATTAACGCCCCAGTCCTGCCCCCATGAATTGTGAAGTTTGAAGTACTTCTCTTTGACGTTAACTGAGTGACAGAGGATAGCGTGTCCACCGGCTAGACGTCCGGTCGGTTTAAGGAAGCCTTTGGTGTCTGGCTGGAACATTCCCTCGTACCAGTTAAGACCGAGGACGGCGGGACCTGCGTAGCCTACCGCTAGAATGAGGTCATCTAATCCGAAAGCCCAACGGTATTCTGTCATGTAACCAATGTTACTAACTACCTTAGCTCCAGCCAGAACGGACGTCCCTTCGTAAGCTTCTCCGGCCCATTCATCTATCTTCTGAGCTGAGGTGTAGATTCCTCTGGCGTAAGAGTTATCTACGGCGATTATCTTAGGTCTGGCATTTAAGTCGTGCGCCCATGCGAATCCCACACAAGCACCTTCTCGGCCTTGGTCTAACCACGCCTTACACGACCACGTATAGGAACGTTGTTTCTTAGGGACCAGCGCTCGAATAGGAAAGTTCCTGCTTCTCTCATCGAACTGAGGAATCCTGTCGAGCCTTTTATCTGTCGTCCTGAATCCGCCCCTTAGCTTCATATCTTGATTCCTAAGAAGTTTAGAATCGCTTGTAAGGCTCTCTTAATCCAAGAAATGTCAGGCTCTACTGGTGGAGGGGGGTTGTCTGGTTGTGGCGGTTCTGGTTCCGGCGGTTTAGGTGGCTCAGGTGGAGTAGGAGTAGGCGCTACGAATGGGTCTAGGTCTTTCACGTTAAACCCATTAGTAATCTTCTTCGTGTACGAGTACTCGGTCAGGTAGTAGGTAGCACCCAAAGTCTCATTCACACACTGACCGTATGTTGTGACTTGGTGTCCTTTAGGGAACTCAGCCTTCGATGTCATACTCCACTTGGTGTTGTTGAAGTCCCATAAATGAGTCGGTTGTTTGTTGGTCACGAATACTTTATTGGAAGTAAACTTAGTCCAGCTAAGTGTGGCTTGGGCCGGAGGAGTAGGCGCGGGAGCTGGAACCGGATTGTAACCACCAGCCTTCCACTTGTTAGCTTCAGCTCGCATGCGGTTCAAGTCCAATGACCCAGGGCAGGCGGTCGCAAACCAATGTTTGTGGGGGTACAGAGCTAGTCCCTTGGGGTTATACCGCCCCTCTAGCTCTTTAATCAGCCAGCCGACTTTCTTATATCCCTCAGCTCCTAGTGTAGGCTGACACTCAATCGAGATAGTGGTTGGATTACCTGACTGTGAAGTCCAAGCTACGTTGTCCGGGTGTACCATCAACGTAATCTTGTTGTCCGAGACCACATAGTTAACGCTCTTCTTACCCAGCTTACCTTGGGAGAGGAAATAGTTGACGATAGCGTCATGCTTACTGGCAGGCTCTCCTCCGCCCCACCAGTGAATGGTAATTCCACTCCTTGAATAACGTCCGTAATAAGCCTGAGCTTGAGCAGGCGTATGCCAACTACCGGCGGCAGCTAGCTTAGTTTCGATTGTATACATGGTCCCTCCTTATGCTTATATCATAGCACACTACTTAACTTCGTCTTCTTTGACGTTCCCGTAACCAGAGATTAAGAAGTCAAAACCTTGTAGTGAGATAAGCACAGCGCCGATAAGTTCTAGGCTCAGATTGAACCAGATGGTTGCTACACCTAGAGGAATTAAAACCAACCCGCTAATAAAGATTGTCCAGTTTGCAGGTTTGATAACTTTACCAAAGACCCTGATAACCTTTTGCTCCACCTTCTTGGCTTTACTCTTTGGCATCTCCGTACCGTTCTACTTTTACGCCTGTGGCCTTTTCTGCGGTGTCGTAGCAGTCTTTTACATACTGAGGCGTGCGGTTAGGCGGAGAAGTGGCCGCAAAGCAGTTAGTGGCCCGCTGGTAGGTCTGGTTTACTAGTCCGGTCCGGTAATTCCGGTCCGTAGCCAATCGGTTAGAAATCAACATGATTCCATTAAAGATTAGAAAGACAAGTAAGGTCCCGATAGATACTCGTTTGCTCTTCATATACAGAGTTCTCCTACTGGACATCCGATTATAGGTTCATCTACTAGGGGAAGTATGCTTTGAGGAGGTTCTGGTGGATTTTCAGGTGGATTCTGAGAGTTATTAGGCTGATTATTACTAGTATTTGCAGTACTATTCAGAGATGATGAAGAAACAGAAGGCTGATTACCCGGAGATTGTGAAGAAGAATTTGCTTGATTTGAAGGTTCTGTACCCCCACTTGTTTGCATAGGCGGTACGGCTGTGGTTATGACACATTGCTCGTAATCGGCATCCGTAACAGTCCTACTCTGAGTAGCGATAACTAACTTCCCTAAACAGACTGCTAAGGCGTCTTGTCCATCATGGTCTTCTTCTAGTTGCTCAACAGCTCTTTTTACGGCTTCGACATTCTGTTCAGTCTTGTGGTTGATTTCAAACAACTGATAGAGAACAAACCCGAATATGACTATCGCCAAGGCGTAAAGTACATAAGGTTGTTTTCTTTTAACTGACTCAATCATGTCGTTGCAATCACATACGCTGTCAAAGCGGCTAAGGCTGCGAATACCAGCTTAACTGCTTGGGCGTTTAATGTGCCTCCATTTTTACCCACTTCAGGGTGGGTGTCTTGGTATTCCTTGAGAATCTTTTTAGCGAACTCGGTATCACTGTGCCATCTCTTGAGCTTCTCAATCTCAACGCCATGCTCCGCCATTCTTGCCTCCGCCAATTCCATCTTTTTGACCAAATCTTGAAGCATCCGGTGGAGTTGTGCGGTAGAGGGAGTTCGTGCCATTCATCAATTTCCGTTCCTAGACGTAGGCACTCTCTGCTCGAATTATTGCTGGTTGCCCTTGATTAGCGGAGTCTATGTAGAACCAAAGATTTATTGTTCCAGTACCACCATGAGAGAGCTGATTGAGGTAGTAAGGAGCTAGGGTGGTTACAGACATGGGGTTACTAACGCTGACCGGCGTACCATACTGTGTATAGGCAGTGCTGGTGTTTCCAACAGCCGTCCTAAATCGTATATCGCCCTCCGTATTTGTTGCGGTTGAAAGAGAGGCAAGAGCCGTGGCATTAGCCGTGGAACCATGCTGGTAAAGGACAGAACCGCTATATTCGGTTACCCACTCACCCACTGGAATAGTTAATTGGATGCCTCCGTTATACCATACATCATTTGTTGCTCCACCTTTTGTAAGTACTCCAGAAAGAATGAGAGTTTCTACGACCCACTTGCCTCTGTTACTTGAAAAGCCAAAGGGATTTCTGTGTGTAGAATACACTACTGAGGTTACCCCACCAGACGTAGGTATAGTATTACCCTCAGATACTTGAACCGTAACAGTAGTGGTTGCGACTTTAGTAACGATTCCATAATCGAGAGTGGAGCTAATTGTGCCTTGTCCTTGACCACCAAATGGGCTGTCTGCGTTAGTGGCTAATGCGCCTCCGTTAGCAGTCAGGTTGTTGGCGTTCGTAGTATTGAGGTCATTAAGGGTGTTATTAAATGAATAGGCTGAGATTAGAGAAGTTTCTGTCCCAGCTAAACTTTGATTCATCGCAGCCTTGATAGTAGCTTGCGTAACTTTTGCTGAGTAAATAGCTACTTGAGCTAATTTACCATCAAAAGGTGAGGTCCCTCCATTGTAGCTGCCCACCTCAAAGTTTCCGGCTTGTACTAAAGCAGTGGGCATAGTTCCAGCAGTAGCTTTGGTACAAGGAACATCAACACCATCAAGCATTACGTAGCTAGTTGTAGTAGACACGCCAGCAGTAGACATATCTAACTGGACAGCGACGTGAACCCATTTTCCTAAGGGTAAAGACTGGTAGCTTGTTACCTCGGTATAATTTCCTGAACCCCCATTATGAGCAGTAAGGTGGATACGGCCCGTCGAATCAACATAACAATACCAGCCACTTGTACCATTATATCTCGAAGCAATAATAGCTGCTGTAGGGTAACTTTCTATTTTTACCCACGCACTAACAACAAAGTCATCAGTAAATGTCATACCAGCAGGAGAAGTTTTGGAGAAGTATTGTGTGCTACTGCTCTCTAAATCAGCACACTGAGTAGGTGCTGCTGCTGTCCTAGTTGTCCTGAGTCGCATGCCCGGAGAAAGTGTAGCTGCCATCGTAGAGGAGAAGGTTAGGTCATAAGAGCGGTTTCCGTTATGCGTGACAGCGGTAGGAGCTGTACCTAAAGGTTCCCAACCACTTAAGTCATCACTTCCTAGGCCTAGGGCTGTGCGGACAGCAGTAGTTTTTAAGGCTCCTGTTTGTTCTGCGAACTGCAGGATACCCTTAGTCATCATGGATATATGGGTAGCGGTTGCGTAATCTACAACAGTAGCACCTAAAGCATGGGTCTGGTTAGTTCCGGCAGTCCAGACTACAGAGGTAATCTGAGAGCCTGCGGTGTCCACGACTCCAGTGAAAGTTTGTTTCTTAGTGGCGTCTGTAGGGTCAATAACTAACGCAACAACTTCGCCGTTGGTATAACCGGCGACTGAGTTTAATCCGACTGTTGCTGCTCCTGAAGAGACTGAACCTGAAGTAGTGGTCGTGAACCCGTTTTCCGCTGAGGGAAAGAAGTTTGTTGTTACTCCTGTGACTGAGGTACTCATTTAGCTTTTCCTTATTTGTTTCCTCTTATCTTAATCATATCATGTACGGTCCAAACGCCAACTTCTCGGTTTGCCACCAGAGGTCTCGGTTCCCCAAGTTTGCAGGGTTCTTAGAACGTATCCAGCATCAAGCGTGTTGGTGGTGATTCTCCACTGAACGGCGTTTAGTTCCCTTCCGACACGGAAGTATCTCTTAACGGACGATTCTGAGAAAGTGTCTATCGCTGTCGAAGTGTCGTCCCAGAGGGTCGTGTCCCACAAGAAAGTGTCCCAACCAGTAGAACTCAACTGCGAGGTGACGGTGGTTGAGCCTTGTGATGTGAAGCCACGACCCCTTTCTATACCGATAAGCTCTACTCCTATCTCTCCTGTGGGATTAGAGAATTCAAGTTCGGCTTCTTCGGTCCACTGGAACTCAAAACGATTTCTGGTAACTGGGTATAGGCCGGTCTGTAGGACGGTCGTAAAGGCCGCACCGTAGTCTCCCTGAATTGAGGTAGAGATTTCACTTAGTCTGTTGTCTCCTGGTTTAAGGGCTAGGAGCTTCTGAGAGCCACCTGATGTGGTGTAGCGCAGGAACTTCTTAAATCCAATAGTGAAGGCGTAAGGAAGCCACGCTTTGCGTTCAGTATCGTAAACAGCGGTAGCATTGTTAGTCGTAGACCCATAAGGAACTGAGAAGTAAACCTTAGCGTCGTAGTAGACAGATGAAATGCCACTCTCTCCACCCGTTGTTATCTGCTTAATTGTCGGGCGGATATTCCCTGATGCCTCGTCAGTTGAGAGCAGGTTTAGGAATTGCGCCCGGCTTCCTAGGTTATAGAAGGCTTGGGAGTTATAGAAGAAGTAGTCATTTAAGACGTTCACAACTGAACCAGGAGCAGGTGTTCCACGAGACCCCGGCAAAAGGTAGGCACTAGGAACAGTGATGCTAATGTCACCGATTGTCAGGGTCTCCAGAGTCATCTGCAGAATTCCGCCTTGGCCGTCAGCCGAGTCACACCAAACAGTAGCGTAAGGCGTACCTTTACCATCACGGTAGTCTCTAACCGCTACAGGTATAAGTTTGCCACCTTCTTGCCAGTCCAGATAACCACCATCGTAAGCAGAAGAGAAAGCTCCGGCATCAGAACCAGCTCCAGTAAACCAGATACGGTATCTGTTGTTGGTGTCTCTTACGCCGTATTGGCGTGAGCCTACGTTGGTTAATTCAGCTACTTTAGGTCCTTGGGTGGTGTTGTCTGTTGGAGCTGTGGTTGAAGGAACCGGAATAGCCGTACCATCATCCACCCAAGTAGAAGCCGAACCGTTAGTAGCAGGTACAGAACTCAGGTAGTAATAGTCCACGTTATCGGTACTCACATAGATGTCCCAGCGTGTCTGGTTTGCTGCACCCACAGGGGTAGTAAGGGTCACGTAGTTTGTCGTGGCATCCCATTGTGTGCGTTCTAAGTTACTGGATACCGTACCTGTGTTAGGGTCTGAGGCGGCCGAATAACCCACTTCATTAACTCGAGCTACTTTGTAGTAATAATTGAAGGCCGAGCCTGTTCCTAGACCAGTTTCTGCGGCAGCAGGAGCGCTAGGAGTCGCTAAAGCCGTGTAAGTCTGCAAAACGGTACTGCCGTCGTATCTGACGATGTTGTCTGTTCCATTCGTGAGATACAGATAACCACCGTTTTGGTTCATGTTCGTGGTAATATCGGCCGTTAGCGTAGCTCCAGTACAGGCAGTCCAAGAGGCAGCGTCATCTGTCGAACGATAAACCGTGCCTCCTGCCACTCCTACCAAGTGAATAGCCCCGTCAAAGTCGAAGTAATCCATTCCATCCCAGGGTTCTCCGTTGGGTGATGCCACACCGAACCAATCCACTCCTGGACGGGGACCAGCCTGTCCCTCCTCATATAAGAAGATGTTGTCGGCCTGCTCAAGAGCGTCCTTCGGGAGAAGAGACTTGTTTACCAGCGTAATAACCCCTCGTTTTTGCGAGGCGAGAGTTAGATACCTTGGTTGTGGGAAGGTTGTTGGCAGGTTCTCATCAACGGATAAGGGCATAGGTTACCACCTTCCGCCTAACTCAGCTCCCCATCTCATGCCTGAAGTATCTGCCTGTGACCACGGATTAGACCAAGTTCCAGAGTTGTTATCTAGCTGCATTTGTCTGAGGGCGTTTTCAGCGTCAGCCTTGGCTGAAGAGTAGTAAGGATTTCTAGCGGCACGGAACTGGTTAGCTAACATTCTGTGGACGATAAAGTAGGGGTCAGGTATTTCGCTTACGTCGCTTCCTGTGGCGTATTCTGTGGGCTTTTTATAGTAATCATACTCAATGCTCCACCCGCTGTAGTTAGAGGGCGGAGAGGGGCTTAAATGAAGCGTATAGCCATCATACGGGTTACCTGAGAACCAGCAATAATTGTTTAAGGTTGTGGTGAACTGTGCTTGATGGGGGTCGATTATCGGGTAACGGTGTTGGACTACTCCGTCAGAGTTGAGGAGCCGAACATAGCCACCAGCCTCTTTGAAGTTATCTGAGACTTCGTAATCTGTTTGTCCGGTAATTATAGTCTGGTCGCCGCCCCCGTCAGTCTGGTTGGTCGTAAAGAGTTCACGCCAGTAAGTGCCGTCATAGTTGGCCCATCTGTTAAGAGCCTCATTTGCGAGCCTCATTCCCACTGTATATTCGTCTTCGGTCGAAGCAGGTACGTCACTATCGGCTCGGAACTGGGTGTAGAAGGCTCTAAAGATTTCGTCAAAAGTCATTTGCTTTTCCTTTGTGTGTTCTCATTCATTGTATCAGACCCTACTCTTCTTCATAGTTACCTTGGGAGCTGCTCTCTTAGAGGCTTTACGGCTTTTCGGAGCAGAAGCTTTTTTAGCTGAGACTTTAGGCTTAGCGATATTCCCTCCAGCGTTAAGCGATAGGGCGTACTTGTAGGGGTCAAGTGCAGTATCAGAACCACCTCCACCCCCTCCGCCGCTACCACCGAAGCCAAAACCTCTGCCTCCGCTACCAGAACTCATGGAGCGGGCAATACTCATAATATCCTTAGCAGCGCTTTCATCTAGCTCTTCACCTTCATAACGAGCTTGTGCGCCCTCTTCATTTAACTGCCAAAGGTTCTTCTCTAACCAATAATCAGAAAGGGCTGGGTTGTTCTTGATGAAGTTCTTGCGTGCGGTCTTGTCGGACATTGAGAAGTACTGCTCCTCTAAAGCCTTCATTCGTGGGTCTTCTGGGAAACGGTCTAGCTGAGGCAATCCTAAGTATGCTCTTTTAGCACGGTTGTACTCTTCGTTTTGGGCCAGATATTCGGTGACGTCGGTGTTCTGCTTGTAGAATTGCGCTTTTAGTGCTGGGTCAGTTATCTGTGCGGCAGCCTCTAATTTGTTACTGACGGTGCTGCTAATTTGAGGCCGAGGTATTCCACTTGGGTCTTTATCCTGAGTTGTCGCTCCACCAAGAGGGGCGTTGGCTTTTGATGGCCCTTGTTCCTTTTTGTTGAGTTCATCTAACTTGTCATAGAAAGCGGAAACCTTATTGTTGTAATCTTTAAGCCAAGGTTGTTGACGTTCAATTACTTTAGACATGGCTTTATCACCCGGGTTAAAAGCTTTGTTAGCTTGTAATGACAGAACTACCTGCCTCTGCCGGTCGCTTAGGTCAAACAGTGGGTTACCGGGCGCTCCCCTCTCACGCTGTCTGCGGTCTAATTCTTTATCGGCCTCAAATACTTTCGGATTCTGCAGATAAATACCAGCCTTGACGCCCGAGTCTATGATTGTTTTTTCACCTAGCTGCTCGCCTAGGAAGTTAGTTTTAGAAGGGTGAATACTATTAAAGGCTGCCAAGTCTGTTTTATTTAAGCCCTTGGTCACTTCAGCCACGTCCTCAAAGTATCTTCGCCCTGATGTCTTGTTTTCGTCTAGCAGTTCACCGCTAGCTTCAAAGAGACGGCGACTAAAGTCACGGCTAATGGAACGTCCACCGATTTGCTCTTTCGGTATCGCACCCTGAGAAGCTAAGGCATTATCTAAAGCATTTATTCCGTATCTTCCAAGAGAACCCGAGATGTCATTGATGGCCTTTTCTACTTTTAATGGCGAAGTGTTGAGTTGATTTGCAATCCATCGTGCTGTACCTGAAGTGCCTTCGTATGCTCTCTTGGTAGGGTCATCCGTTTCCTCCATCATATATTCCGGGACTATCTTGTTGCCGGAGTACAGGTCTTGGTTCATGCCCTGCTGCACCCATGGTTTAGCTTGCTGAGGAATCAAACCTCCGACAAGTTTCTTGGTGTCGGTTATATCCACTGGTCCAGATAGACCACCCAACATATCCTTAAACATAGCCGCTACGTTTTCTATTGGTTGTTTGCCGAAGAAGGCATCTGCGACATCTCTTGCAGGGTCAGTCAGTTCACGGTAGCCTTGGGGCTTGGGTATCTTATAAACACCTTCCCAACTTCCATTCTTATTCTGCTTAGGATTTGGACCGACAATAATAAAGTTATCTTCTTTCTCAAAGTCATCTATGGATTCGTAAACCTTGCGTCGATTCTCATCGCTGTAGTTGTAAGCAGACAGGGCTACTGATGGAGTTGCCACCATGCCCACGGACTTCATAACAGTCCCCAGAGGCCTGTCCCTAAACGCCCTTACGACATTCCTAGAACCCTGTACGCTAGCATTGAAGTACGGGATGAACAGGTTAACGGCTCGGGTAAAGTCACTACTCCTTTGAAAGTCTACAGAGTTTTGACGAGCCGCTAGGACCGCTTCTCTAATAGCTGCATCTTCAGTTGCCCCTCGTGCAATAGCTTTCTTATAAGTACCTCGGAAGTTCTGGAATCGAGTAGCTTTTTCGGTGATGGCGTTCAAGTCTTCGAGGCTTCTGATAGGGTCGGTGACCATATTCTTCAGCTTTCCTGCCTGTCCCTCACGCACTTCACGTAGCATACGCCTACTGTTCTTAGCGTTTCTTAGCTCGTCGTAGAAAGTTTGGTCTCCAGCGAATTCTTCAAACTGCTTCCATAGTGGGTCGTTTGATTGACTACCAAAGTCTTTTACGGCTGACCGTAGCCCAGCGACTATATTTCTTGGGTCATGTGTAGCAACAACATCCTTAGAATAAAGTGCGCTGGAAGCTTGGTCACGGAGGTAGTTCGTTACCGTAAACGGAGCAGATAGTGCCGTAGTACCGGCACGGAATAGCCTAGTAGGTGCGGATATTACTCTAGCGATTACACCTAGGCGGTAGGGGTTGACATTATCTATAACTTCTTTAATATCTCCTGGGACCTCGAATGTTTCCTTTTTGCCGTTCACAAACCTAGAGATTGTATTCTTGTGCGTGCTCTTGGTTACGGGCCTAGCAAGCCCAGTCTCTAATAGCAGGTCAATAGTGTGGTTGGCTGCTTTATTACGCTGTATCTCTAGCTGAAGCTGTTGAGTTCTGCGGGCGGCTGTCTGAGTAGGAGATAATATCTCTCTCTCAGAACCAGTTCGACGCTGTTTAGCGGTCGTAGTTCCAAAACTTCGTGACTTGGAACCAGAGAATTTAGGAGCTACTAGGTCCTCCATATTGCGCTGAATACGGACATAATCACCGTTAGCCGTCCAGTCATCTAGGGTTTCTTTGCTTATAATTCCAGCATCAAACAGGTCTCTAGCTCGTTCTTTATAGAAGTTGTTTAATGCTTGGTATCGTGCGCCGAACTTAGCGTCACCAGCGGCTACGGTAGCTTGGTTAGCTTCAGGAGTATTACGAGTCCTAAGCCCTTCGTAATTATTTAGCTCAGCTCTTGCTGCAACGTATTTGTCAAAGTCATCTGCTTCTCTCTTAGTAAGCCCACGCATGGCATCACTAAAGTTTTCAGAGTTTCTTAATTTAGCATTAGCTATAGAATTAGACGCACGGATATTTCCGGTATCAAACATCCATTGGTCTACTAACCCTTGCTTCCCGGTTTGGTCTTCTATTCGACGTAATAGGGCAAGCATTTGTGCATCGTCATCTACTAACGACCCTGCTTCGTTCTTAATACGTTGCCAGAGATTCCTGTTACCAAATGGGTCAGTCGGGTCAACATCTAACTGATTAGCAGTAGGCTGCTTCATGCCAACTTTAGGTTTAGCAGAAGTGGCGATATAACCGCCTTGGCGGACACTGGTTGGGTCCAAGAATTCGGCAACTCTAGTATCTATCTCAGCAGGACTTCCGTTAACAAAATCTACACCCGTCTCTTTGGTTAGTCTCCGGGCGTTCTGGTCCAAGGCTAGACGCTCTTTAGCATTTGGCTTATACCTACCCATTTTTGTATCGGCCCAGTCAGACAATTGGCCCTTAACTTCGGGGCCGATTCGCATATTGCGTGGAGTAAATGCAACCTCATCAGCCTTGGCTAAAGCCTTAGGTAGGTTCTTAGCCGCAGCACCAGCTACAGGTAATCCACCTCCTATAACTCCGCCAGCTGCTCCACCTACAGCTGCGCCCAGTCCGGTGGCTTTTGCAATATCACCTAATGAGGCGTCTTGGGCAGCAGCTTGTGCGCCACCATAAAGCCCGCCGTAAACTGCTCCTTCTTTTGCTCCAACCTTAGCGGCGGATAAGGCTCTTGAGGCTAGCTTAGCACCCTTTCCAGCTTGAGCTACTTTACCTATCGGTATAAATCCAGCAGGACCTTCTATTGTACCTGCTACAACATTGCCTATACCTCTTTTAAACTGGCCACTGCCAATCTCAGCCAATCCTTGCCCTTGTTTAAATGGGCTATTAAAGAAGTCCTCAACAATGCCTGACCCCTTCCATGAGCCTACATTTACCTTTGGAGCCTGCTGCCATACTTGTGGTTTAGTCCAAGTATCTGCATAGGCTGATGCCGCAGCCCGAGGCAGGTTAAAAGTAACGGGTTGATTTTGCTGTATAAACTGTTGTCTCGCCTGTGGATTAGCAAGTACTCCGAAACCACCTTGTATAGAGGCTACTCGCTGATTAGCGGCAGCTAAAGAGGCGTTGGCACGACGAAGAGCCTCCTCATTTTGAGGAGTAATAGCCTCCCAGATGCTTTTGCCTAGCTTCTTAATGTTTAGGGCCATAAGCGGCCTCCTACGCTAACCTGCGTGGCCTAGGAATTGTGAATATAGGTAATCCTGCACCTGCCGGAGCTGTGCCTTGGAAGGTCATAGGAGCTTCGGTAGTAAAGTTGAACATTCCCTCACCTAATGAAGTACCTGCACGGGCCATTCTTGCGGCTTCCTCTCGCCTTGCATCTGCGTCACTGGGTCGGATTCCAGATAAGCCCTGAGTGAGCTGTTGGTCATAGGTCTGAAGCTTAGCAAGAACATTCTGACGAATACGTTCCTTCTCTTGGTCTATAGCTATCCTGTCAGGTAATGAGGCGTTCTGCATCTGAGCATCAAGTTGAGCAAAAGCGTTCCGAGCCTCATTGACAATAGTGTTAATTGATTCTTCTTTAGAACCTTGAAGCGCTCGTGTTCCTGATGCTTGCTGAACATTAAAGGCGTCTTGAGCATCTTGCACGGCTTGGTTGCCCATCTCGTACTGGTTACCTACGTCAGCCATCTCTCCTCTGCCAATCTGCCCATAAGCGTTTGCTATAGCACCTGCAGCACTTGAATCACCTGCGTTTTTATTAGCTAGCATTACATTACCAGAGCGAATACCACGACCTACCATGCCCATAATTCCTTGAACACCCTGCATTTTTGCCAGTTCATTATTCGAGGCTTGGCGGTTAATATTCTGTTGACCAAGACGGCTTGAATCGAGGAAGTCTGCAATACTTCTTCCGTATCGACCTGCTGTTACATCGCCGGAGGCATTAGCTGAATCTATAATTCCTTGCTTTTGCGTATTGAAACCACTTACAAGATTGTTAAAGGCGGTACGTCCTCCCCATTTTGCATAGGGGTCGGGAGGTGGAGGTGGGGCTGTTGTAGTGGTGCGAGTGGGTGTAACGGCAGGCTCACCGCCACTTGTAACGTAAAAGGGGTCGCTTGGTCCAATTGTGTATCCTGGGGTAGGATTTAAATCGAAGGTTGCTGGAGGGTTATCGTTTATTTGGTAGGGATAAGGGTTCATCCCTAGTCCTAGTAAGGCCATTTATTTTTTCCTTTATATCTTGTTTCAATGTTCAATACACTATCTTAATAAATAATACACCGCACCTACCCATCGAGCAATACGTCGCATTTATGCTTTATGATAGCTAGTATGACAACTTGAGCAAAGCCAGATAACTTCTAAGGGCTTTGTATAATCCATATGATGCCCCTCTATCCTTCCTTCTACACCACAAACTTCGCAGCTATTCGACTTCGGCAACCTGCCCGTTTTTACTGCCAATGTGATTGCCTTACGAGCCATTAACTTGTCGGGATGCTTTTCGTTCGTTCTTATACGAGCCTGACGTATGTTTTGTTTTCCTCGCAATGACTTATTGTATCTTTTGTGCTTCGTGTTATTACACGGACGGCACATATAGTACTGCCTAACTCCGCCAGATTTGTTTACAAATTTAGAAGACTTGAGTAAATTTTCGGTTATACCACAATGCTTACAACGGAGTATATCTACCACAATTTAACTATACCACAATACCACTAGCGAATACAAAAACAAATCATAGGGTTATTACCATATTGTCCTCAACCTGTGTGACTCTTAGGCTTATGTTTGAAGGCTGTTGGGCGTCTAATAGGCTGTCATCTGTAGCTCGGATTAATAGGGATGTGTTGGCGGGTTTGCGGACCGTAAGGGTGGTGACATCT